AAGAGAAGAGAAGAGAAGAATCTAAAACCGAGGGTTCTAACCTCGCGTATAGGGAGATTGAAGAACCTGCGCGTGCGAATTCGACTTTGCGAGCAGCGGATTTGTCTGCGGCCATGCGTTCGTGCGGAATCGAGGCGAGTCCAGCCGACCCACGTCTGCAGGCGTTAGCTGCCCAGGGCGTGGAGCGTGAAACCGTGACAGCCGCTGCCAGTACGGCGAAGCGAGCACGGCCCAATGCGCGGATTCCACCTGGCTACGTGATTTCGATCATTGAACGCTGGGCGGCGGAGGCGAAACGGATCACCGCAGCTGGAGCAGTTCCGCCTTATCGCGAGAATCGTGCGCGTGACGCTCAACGCTCTGCAGCGGCCGCGTCCATTGGATTGGGAGCACACATCCATGACATCGAACCTCAAATCATCGACGCAGACGCATGCCTCGAACGCATCGGGTGACCCGATGAACTGGTTGTTTGGCCAACTCCACGGGATGTTTGGCAACAAGTTGCTCGACGGTTGGCGCAGCGGCCATGTAATCGATGGAAAGGACACGGGCATTGAGAACATGAAAACCGTCTGGGCGGATCGCATTCGGGCAAACGAACTGCGGTTTTCTGACGTGCGCCGAGGTCTCGATGCCGCGGAGCGCTTGAGATGGCCGCCGACCTGGGGCGAGTTCATAGAGCTTTGCAAGCCGTCAATTTGCATCGACGCGGCGCTGTACGAGGCGATTCAGCAGATGCAGGCACGGCAGAAGGGAAAAGACCAGTGGTCCAATCCCGCGATCTATTGGGCAGCGGTTGCTGTGGGTGAATACGACGTCATGGGACTCACTTTCTCGCAACTCAAACCGCGGTTCGAGATCGCGCTGAGGAAGGTGCTTGCATCCGAGGTCTTGCCGGTCCCAGCGCGCTTTCCAACGCTGGTGGCGCCCGGCGCGTGCGAGTCGACGCGGGAATTCGCACGCAGACGACTGGAAGAACTTCTCGCGATGCCGTTGATCGAGAGCCAGTCGACGAACGCAAGTATTGATTGGGCACGTCGCATCATCGCACGAGAGATGGAAACTGGCACAGTGCCCCGGCATAAGCTCGACATCGCTAAAGAGGCAATTCTGAAAGCAACGGGACAACCGGCATGAGCAAGAGAGGAAACGGCATGATGCGCCTGGCCGCCGGCACCGAGCGGATCGGAAATGCAACCGTTCGAGGTTCAATGCAGACGACGCCTACGTCGCATCGACCTATATCCGACCTACTGAGCACCGACCGGAATCCGACGTCGGGGCGACTGGCAGCGGATTGCTATGTACCGTCGCCGACGATGCATGCGTGCCAGTCGATCGGCGGCGCGCTGACGAAGCGATCGAAATATCGGAATACAAGGTGCGAGTGGGGCGGCATCAAGTTCGACAGCCTGAAGGAGCGCTCCCGCTGGATTGTGCTTGTCAACCGGCTAGCTCGCGGTGAGATCGCCGATCTTCAACGTCAGGTGCCATTCGTACTGGCCGAAGCGGCAGTCGTCGGTGGAAAAAGGAAGAGGGCGCGCGCATACGTCGCCGACTTCGTGTATGTCACGCTGGCAGGAGATCGCGTTGTCGAAGACGTCAAGGGTTTCCGTACAAGTATGTATGAGCTCAAGAAGCACCTGATGAAGACTGTTCATAACCTGGAGATTCGGGAGGTAATGTGATGAAAGAATATCTGTTAAAGGCCCGGAGTTGGGCTCGCTGCGCAAAGAAGCGCACGTGCCTCGCAGCCCGTATCCGACGCTTGCCGGATCGCAACGTCGAGGAAGTTAGGACAGAGCGAGAGCAGTTCGACATGTCCTTCGGCGCGAGACTCAATCGGCGTGTAGTACCGGACGATATGGTTGAACTTTGCTTCGACGCATGGAGGTGCGGTCGACAAACCGCGCTCGTCGACGACCTGGAACTTCCCCAGAACCCGTCGGATTAAGGCGATCAGTGACGGAGCGTTGACCAATCCTCCGAAGCAACGGAGAGTGTCTAGAAGGAAGGCTTGAATGACCGCGCATGCTTATATCCAATACGATGACGTACCGGAACTCCTGTTCGACGCCGCGCAATGGCGCGTTGACGATTCGGGCGCGCAACTTGTTGCTTTTGATGGATGCCCGCTTGTGGGGCAAGTCGTAGAGACCCCAGAGAGCGTGCAGATCGAATTTGCCTGGCCTCACAGTACGGAGTTGCGCCATACGCTGGGTGATTGGTTCACCCATCATGGAATCCATTTCACAGTGGTCTATTGAGAGCACAGTGTTAGTGGGTACGGTCGCGCACGTTGTACGGCTTGAGGCTGCCAGCTGGCTGAGATGCGTCAAGAGGTTGAACAATATGATAGGGGTGGAGATCGGCTGTGGATGAGATCGACGATGTGCTGACTCAATGGTACGAATGGAGTCAAAGCTACAGGCCCGCGCTGGGTTTTGGCGGTGCCTCGGCATCTTGCAGAGGTTTCAGGATCAGTAACCAGTGGATGGACCATGACGATCTGTCGCACCTCGTGGATTCGCAACTGCGAGAGTCTGTTGGAAGAGTGGTCGATCCGATCGTGATGCGCCTGGCAACACAACATCGTATTGCCGTCATGACCGCCGTGCGGAATTTCACTGCTGGGGCTGCCGTCTTCCAGAACCCTAGTAATCCCGTCGGCCAAGACGACGACTACGCGGAAGCGAAGACCATGATGCGGCCAGCTCTCACGGCAAAGGGTCTGCTTTGCGATCGTGCAATACGCGGCACGAGCGACACGATGCGCATCGCCGCCATGCACGAAGCAATAAAGGTGAGGTAACGGATCATGTCGAACATGCCGAAGGTTATCAAGGTGATCGGAGCGGTAGGCAACGAAGATCAAGGAAGCGCTACATCGTTGACTAAAATATAATAAGCGAGCCTAAATAAGTGATTGTAAAGTCGCGGACGATCTGGTAGCCTTTAACTCGTGGTGCACAAACACGTCCGCAGAAAATGAAGCCCGCTAGGTGAAGACCTCGCGGGCTTTTTTATTTCCCGATTTTTCACGTGTCCAACGCCTCCGGCATGCGAGTCCTCAAATCTCGATTGACGTTCGCCCCAAATCGCATTTCGACCGCGGAGTTATCTTGGCGAAAGGGAAAGAATAGTAGCGCTGCGCGAGGTTATGGGTACGACTGGCAAAAATTGCGCGCGAAGCACCTCGCAAGGCACCCTCATTGCGTTTACTGCTTAAGGGATATCGGTATGCGTGACATGTCGCCTCCCGACGTAATCGTTGCATGCGCGGTACGCGGGATTCCTGAGCCGGTTGGAACCATAGGGGATCACATCGTCGCTCATGAGTCTAATGAAGCGCGTCGACTCGACCCGGCCAACATCCAGACCTTATGCAAACGTCATCACGACGGCGAAAAGCAGAGGCGTGAGCGGGCGACGCGTTGACGAAGTGGTGGGAGGGGCTTCAAAAGGTTCGTGCCATCACAGTTCTAGACCGGCTACTCTCGCACGCGGAGAATTTTTCCCCTTTTTAATTTTTCAAATCAGATGGAAATGTCTGCCTTGCCATGACAACGGATAACAGCAAGGAATTTCAGCCAGCTGCAAATAAGGGCGCCAAATCGAAGAGCTCCAGCACGTCAACCGGGAAACGATCCTCGGCCCGGTATACAGGCGAGCGCAACCGGCGCGGCGACACCGGGAGCGGAGCCATTCAAGAGGCGATGCAGCCTGGCGTATCGACGCTGACTGCCGAAGAGCAGCCGGCAAAGACCGGGATCACGTCCGGGAGGCCTGGCGGAGTTCAGAGCACAACGCGTGAAGATGACATGCTCCGTCTTCTGCAGGATGTTGCTCTAGCAAAGGTGACGGCGACGCCGCTGCAGGTGCGCGCGGCGATTGCGGCCGTCCAGTACACGCACGCCAAGATGGGCGAGGGAGGGAAGAAGGCGGCAAAAGCGGCTGCAGCAAAGAAAGCCGCAGGTAAGTTTGCCTCCCTCCCACCGCCCAAACTGGTAGTGAACAACGGAAAATGAACGTTGGAATGGTCTACTGCTTGCCCCGATTGGCCTGAGCGGTTGAAGACGGGCAGGAGTATTATCCCGCCGCCGATCTTCCCGGAGCAGGCAGAGCGGGCCCTGCGGGTATTCAAGCAGCTCAAGATTGTCGACGCGCCCGGCAGTCCAACGTTCGGCGAGTCTTGTGCTCAGTGGGTGTTTGATCTGGTCGGATCAATCTTCGGTGCCTACGATGCAGACAGCGGCCGTCGCCTGATTACGGAATGGTTCATCTGTATTCCGAAGAAGAACAGTAAGTCGACGCTTGCGGCCGGGATCATGATGACGGCGATGATTCTCAATTGGCGTAAGTCCGCCGAGTACACCATTCTGGCACCGACGATCGAGGTTGCGAATAACAGTTTTGCTCCGAGTCGTGACATGGTGAAGCACGAGGAGGAGCTTGATGACCTGTTTCTCGTTCAGACCCATATCAAGACGATCACGCATCGTACGACCGGCGCGGCGTTGAAGATTGTGGCTGCGGATTCGAATACGGTCGGCGGCAAGAAAAGTGTTGGGACACTGGTCGACGAAGTGTGGCTGTTTGGAAAGCAGCCGGATGCAGAGAACATGCTGCGTGAAGCGATCGGCGGTCTCGCTTCGCGACCCGAGGGTTTCGTCATCTATTTGACCACCCAGTCAGACGATCCTCCGGCAGGCGTGTTTTTACAGAAGCTGCGTTACGCACGAGACGTGCGGGACGGAAAGATCGATGACCCGTGCTTCGTACCTGTGATCTTTGAGCATCCACCGGACTTGGTGAGACGAAAAGAGCATCTTAAGGTCGAGAACCTGCGAATGGTCAATCCCAATCTGGGGTTTTCGGTTGACGAGGCATTCCTTTGTCGCGAATTCCGGAAGGCGCAACAGGGGGGCGAAGACTCCTTTCGTGGATTTCTGGCAAAGCATGCAAACGTCGAGATCGGACTTGCGTTGCGCAGCGACCGATGGGCGGGAGCGGAATTCTGGGAGGACGCGGCGCTGACCCCGCACCTTTCACTGGAAGAACTCATAGACCGCTGCGAAGTAATCGATTTGGGAATCGATGGTGGTGGCCTCGACGATCTGCTGGGCCTTGCTGTGATCGGGCGGGAGCGTGGCACGCGCAACTGGCTGGCATGGACTCATGCGTGGGCGCATCCATCGGTGTTCGAGCGTCGGAAGGAGATCGCTGAGACTCTCCGAGATTTCCAGGATGAGGGTGACCTGACGGTGGTCAATCAGATTGGCGATGACGTGGCCGACGTGGCTGAGATCGCGGCGGCGATTTATAGAACGGGGATGCTCGACATGATCGGCGCCGATCCTGCTGGGATCGGGTGTGTGCTCGATGCTCTTGCCGAGGCCGGCATCCCCGAAGAGAAGGTGATCGGCATCTCGCAGGGGTGGAAATTGTCGGGTGCGATCAAGACGACAGAGCGCCGGCTGGCGGCGACCTGCGGACGACTCGATGACGGGACCGATTCGCCCGCTGACGGCATGCTCATTCATGGAGGACAGCGATTGATGGCGTGGTGTGTGGGTAACGCGCGCGTCGTGCCGGTGGGCAACGCCGTGAACATCACGAAGCAGGCGAGCGGGAAA